AGGAATAGGCCCCGAGCGCGGAAGTGATTACCCCCGTTACCGCTGCGCCTATGCCTAAAGTCGTGGCTGCGGAAGGCCCGGAAGAAGGGCTTGTGGTCAGTGTGCTGCCCCCGGATTTCAACAGGTCCGAGGTAAAGGGGGAATAGCCTAAAGTGTAGTTGTACATCCTATCCTCCGATTGCATGGCGGGGGAACTCTGGGAAAAACTTGTGTTCTGCCGCTAATCTTGCCTGGATTGCATCTTCTATGTTTTTGAAATATCCCAAAGCGTATTGTTTCCCATCGCGCTTTATTCTGACCCTCCATCGAGATGTTTGCTTGTACCAATCTATTCCCCGGGGAGGGGCATCGGGTTTGTTTCCGCAGTTAAATAGGTTCTGAGAGCGGGTTGCATCTCTTAAGTTAGATATTCGGTTATCGTCCGGGTTGCGGTTTATGTGGTCTATCTCATTTGCTGGCCACTTCCCGTATACGTAGAAGTATGCAAGACGGTGAGCGGCATAGCGTTTGCGGTTAATGCGTATATACCTTCGGCCGTTGGATACAACCCCTGCTATCTGTCCAGCCGCAGCCCTGGGGTTAGTGCGAATTCTCCACCGGAAAAACCCTGTCTCGGGACCATATTCTAATAGCGACAAAAGTTCAGAATGAGTTAATTCACCCACCAAGGGACACCTCCAAGGTCATGGAAACAATCGTCAACGGAAGCGGGTCCGTCTGCCGCACACAGACCTGGCCGCCGTCGGTCCAGGAAGGCGAGAGCACAAGCGGGATTTCCTCGCTCTTCAAAGCGGGCGGGTCGCCGTAAAGCTCCGTGGTGCGCTGCTTGGCCTCAACTAAATGGTCCACGTCCGGCCCCATCCAGATGCCGGAGGAGCGATAGACGCGCAGCCACCCCTTGTTGATATTCTTCATCCTGCCCTGCCCGAAGCCCGCATCGACCTGCAAGGCAAGCGGAAGCGTCTGGATATCGGCTGTTATAGGCAGACCCACTTGAACCGTGCTGGCCTCTACGTCCAGAACGATCTTGCCGCCGGTCACTAGTTGCGGGGGATGGACCGCGCCGTCTGCTAAGATATTTACCGTGCAGCCTTCCAGGTGGTCTAAGCCGCTGATCTCGTCTGCCGGTGCTCCGTCATAGGTAAGGCCCGAATCCACGAAAAAGGCGTCCTCCTGGTCCACAAACTGCCGGGAGGCCATGCGCTCGATGTAGCGCACATCTGCCCCGTTGATTGTCCTTTGCACAACGACATACAAAACATCTTCCCGGCCCTCAGCCACGACCGCGCAGCTCTCGAAAGTGCCGTCCGTGTCGTGCCAGTGCCATGCGCCGACCTGCTGCTCGGGAACGTAGGTAAGCCCCAGCAGATAGCCCGTGTCCGAGACAAACCACAGGATCGGGATAGGGGCCTTCGCATAGGCCATGTCCAGGATTTCAAAGTTGTCGAACAGGTGGGCGGCCCTTAACGACAAATCCCCGGTGATGAAACCCGAAGCCTGCCAGGAGAAGGCCATCTCGCGCACATGCCCGCCCCTTGCCGCGCCGTAGATCAGGGTGTTATTGACGATCTGCGGCTGGACGTTCGAGGCCCCGATATAGGACTGCGGCTGGACCGCTATGGAGCTGGGCGTCAGGGCGTCGTTATTGATCGAAGTGACCCGCCACTCTGCGGCTGCGGTCAACAGGATCAACTGGGTAAGCGGGACGATATGCCGGATAGTGTTGGCCTCCCGCGCCGCTACCCGGAAAGATATGCGGTCGTCGTCCCTTATAGGCAGAGAATAGGCGAAATTCGTTTCCGTCCCGCTTCTCGTCATCCAGATATTCTGCGGGCAGGCCCTTGATCCCCCGAATACCCGGCGTTGCTCGTAATAGGACACGGCCCCCGGATAGTCACCCGTGCTGGTCAAAACAGGATCATCTAACAAAGCCCCAGCGCCGCCCCCGGCATAGTCAACGGTGACTACAGGGTCCACATAACCCGAGCCGGGGTTGAGGACGTTGACGCCCGAAATCGCCTCTTCCGTGACAACAGCCTGAAGCAAGGCCCCCGAGCCTCCCCCCGCGTCGGTAACCTTGAGCGTGACCTGGTTGGGGTTTTTGGCTACGGTGAAACTGTTGGAGTGTCCCTGTTGCCAGAGCCAGTCCGGATGCTGAGTGCCTCCATTAATAGAAACAGTGGGGTTGGTGTAACCCGAGCCGCCCGCCGTAACCACAACACTGCCCAAGTGCCAGATTTCCGCCCCCGGATATTCCTCTGCCCAGTTCGGAGTCAGGACGCAGCCCGCGCCCGTGGGGTCGGACATGGTTACGGAATCCGGGATAGCGGTATAGTACAGGGAGTCATGCACGGTGACGGTTGTAATCGCCCCGCAAGTGCTCCCGTACAGAGCCCCGCCGTTGGTTACTTCAACAGACTGGATTTCCCCCGCCATGGAAAAAACATTATCCCAGATAGGCGGGGTCAGTGAGAGGTCGGGCGCGATGTTGTCATCAATAATGCTCAGTCCCGTTGTCGAGCCGATGTAGCCGTAGACCCCGCCCTGCTTTTTGTAAACATTGTATCTTGACGCCCCGGTGACCGCACTCCACGCGATAGTGACCGTGGCCCCCGTCTCAAAGAGGTTGCCTGCGTCCGAGGCTTCCGCCGAGGCCACTGATTCTGTAATGCCGTCCGCCGAGACGGATGTCACCACATAGTCGTAGGTGTATTTGTCCTCCGTGTGTCCTGCCGCCGTTGCCGTCACTCCCGCCGGAGCGGCCAGATATGGCGTCATGTTTATGGCTTCCAGTGTCCAGTCAATCGGTCCCAGGCGGCGCAGCTCCCGAGGCTCATAAGAGGGATGCACCAGCGTGAGGACATCGGCGCTTTGCACGTAGTGGATGTCAAACAGGTCCGCCTCCGCGTAGGGGTTGGAGATCTCGTAGGGAAGGAAACCCCCGGCATCCGTAAGAGTGGCGCCCAGGGTATGGAAGCGGAAGTAGCCGGCGCCCATCTCGATGATCATGGTCTGGTCGGTGTTGAACGTGAAGGGGATAAGTCTTACTTTCTTGGTGCTGTCCTTGACTTCCCGGACAAAGGCAAACCCGGCGCGGTTCTGCGCGGGACCCGTGGGCTTGATGATGAAATTTCTACAGGTGGCAAGGCCCGAGGCGTACTTGGCATCGTCTAGCCTGCCGAACATTTCCGGGGAGATTTCCCCGCCGCCGAAAGATACTTTATGGGAGCGGACGTTTGCCATGCGCTACCTCCCGGAGAGCCAGGGGACGGAATGGGTTGTGCTGCTTTTTTTCTGGTTGGCGTCATTCACTTTGGCCGAAACTACCAGGCCCATGGCCTCTTGCTGGCAGCGCCTTGCCTCTTTCTGCCCCACGTCGCCCTTGATGATCGGCCCGGCCAGCATCGAGGCCAGAAGCCACGAGAGGGCCATCACAAACAGGGAAGAAAACTTCGTGGGGTCCGTGACCTTGGCCGTGTATCTCAAGACCGCGTCCTCCTGGTTGGTGCAGATCACTTCTGTGCCGTCGGCGAGCGTCTCTACGGCGTAGGGCTGCGGGACGTAAACGGTAGGGACTTCATCATCGACACCGGCGGGGGAACTGTAGTCATCGTCCGCCTCCGGGCTGATGACGGCAATTATCTTCTGGCACAAATTGGGTTTGGCGTAGCAATAGAGCCAGGGGGCGATGACATCGACTAAAAGCGCGGGACTTTCCCGGCGGGTGCAGAAATTCCAATCGTGCATTTCGAGAAGGGCGTCACGGGCGATGGGGTAGAACCTTGCACAGTGCATGGCCTGGATGGACCCCTCGGGGGGATCAATCGCGGCCACGGTCGCCGAATCTCCCAAATGACTGAGGGCCAGATTGCACACATCAATTTCGTTTGCCATTTATGCCCCCTTAGAAAAAACGGGGATGCAGTCGCCCACATCCCCGCCTTATGGGTTCAAGTTGTTTACTCTTTGCCTTTCTTGACCTTCGCGTCTTTCGCGGGGGATTCGGGGGTTTTCTCCTCGACTACTTCCATGCAGCTTGTGGGCTCGCCGGAGTAATCGAAAACATCTCCCGCCTCGCGCAGGGCGTTGTCAATAAAGCAGCGGACCTTGGCCTTGACTTTCGGCATTGATCATCCTCCCTTAAAAGCCTGAGGGGTAATACTTCTGCTGCTGGAGAGTTTCAACGATATCCGCCGTAATCGTGCCCGCGTTAGGGTTGCCGCCTACGCAGCGATAGCTGGCCCCGAGATACCGCACTCCGAGGCCGACGCCATCAATGGCGGGGATGGGAACGGACACCTGGAAGCCCGGCACGAGGTTGGCTACCGGGATATTGGGAATGGTGACCAGGATTCCGGGCGAACCCAGGGCAGGGTCGTCATCGACAATGATATCTATCCCAAGGTCGGTCATGCCGCCCCCGGCAATCTGGACGCCGACGGTAAACAGTGCATAGAGCTGCTTGCCTGCTCCGATGTCCCGAGCCACTCCGAGGTCAATTGTGTCTTCGGAAACGGCGTTCCCGAGAAGGGCCTGGTTCGAGGAAAATCTTAAATTGATATCTGTGATCATGTCTTTTCTCCTCTCGAAAAAAGGGTAAAGGGGCGGAAAGCCCGCCCCGTTGATTACGCTACAACTCCCTCGGTGGTCAGGATGCTGTCGCACTTCCTCAAGGGCACGCCCAGGAAGGTAAGCCACGACTGCGGGGTACCGTACTGGCTGACGGCCTCGTTGATTCGCAGGACGTTCTGGCTTTTTTCCAGCGCCATGATGCTCATGCCCTCATGGACTACCCTGGGCATATAGAACGCCGCCCGGCCCAGCGCCAGGTTGGGAATCCGGTAAAGGGCCTGGGTCATCAGCTTCACAAGGGACGTGGCCGCAGTGAGCGCCTGCGTGTTGATCAGACCCACAAGATCGACCGTGTTGATATTGCAAATCCTCACGACATAGCGCCAATCCTTGACGACAAGGCCGTTTTTCCACTGATACCTTGTGGCAAGGGCCTGCATCCGGGACCCGTCCGCGTTATAAACGGTCTGCTCGCCGAGGTCCTCATGGATAAGGCCCGCCTTGCTCCCTTTGGGGAAGGGGCAATAAACGGTGTTGTCGCCCCAGACTACGAGGTAAACCGAGGTATTGGTGGGCTGGTTCGCGCCGCCCGCCGAGATGATGTTGGCCGCGTTGAGCGGAGCGCCTCCACCGATGTCCCCGTACCGGGGGGCAAGCCCGAGGAACTGCCGGGGGTCAACCGCCGGGTTGCCGTAAAAGAGGGTTGTCGCCATGGTCTGGTTCATGGCCTCCAAAAAGGCCGTATCTTCACTGAGGCGGAACTGGGCCGTTTTGCCGTTGAGCATGGCCAGGTCCTTGTCCACTTCGGAGCGGGCTTCGAGGATTCCGCAAGCCTCGTCAACCTGCGCGGTTGTGGACTTGCTGGGCGGGATGCCCTGATTAAGCGCTCTCCAATATACGATGGGGAGTCCCGTGCGGATGACTACCCTTTCGCCCGTGGGCAGGTTGCCCTCCTTGAAAACGCAGTCCGTGAGGATCTCGTTTGTCTGGGAGAGGAGTTCGGCTATCGCGGGAATGCGCCCTTCCGGGTCAATGCGCTTGGCCCAGTCGAGCAGGGTCAGATTGGTTGCTGGCAGTAAAGGCATATTCTTTCTCCTTTTCTATAGGATTATTGGCTTGTGTTTCCGTACAAAAGCGCGGCCATATCGTTGAAGGTTTTCGGCTGTCCCTTGCCTTCACGGTGGCCGCCCATGAAGGTGTCCTCGCTAATGGCCTTGCCTACTTTGAAAAAGAAGCGGATCAGTTCCGGATGGTTTCCCAGTCCGGAGTCGTTGAGCATGGCCTTGAGCAGGTCAGAGCCGAAGGCGTCGAGGGCCTTCTTGGCGATGCCGAGATTTTCTTCGAGCTTGTCGCCGCCAAATTCCGTGTCTTTCTTTGAGTCCGCAAGCCACTGGGCCTTTGCTTCCTCAAGTTTGGCAAGCTGGCGCTCCTGCGCTTTTTCGCTCAACTTGTCGAGGACGCTTTGGGCCTTGTCCTGCGGGAGGTCCAGTTCCTTGGCCACTTCGGTGAAGGTGGTCAGGAAGTCCGCGTCGTATTCGCGGCCCTCGGGGGCCTTGAATTCGTAAGCCTCGGGTGCTCCGGGTTTCTGAGTTGTTTGCTCAGTCGTGGTTTGCTCCGTGGCGGTCTGCTCGGTCTGAGTTTGCTGAGTCTGTTGGGTTTGCTCAGTCTGCTCAGTGGACTCAGTTGTTGTGCTTGTCTGAGTCTGTGTCT